ATTATTTAATAGTATTAAATAATAATAACTATTATTTTTTTGGAAAAAATATGACTATAATAAATGTTTTTTCAAATAAATTATTTAATTATTTTTTTTAAAAATATATTTTTAAAAATATATATATTCTATCACTAATTTATCATATCTAATTTTTATCAAACATGAGTACGGGAGGTATCTTTACTCTTATTACAAATGATGGAAAACAAGATCGTATGCTTATGGCTACGGCACTTCTATCAAAACGTCTCCAGAGCATTCGACAGGGACGAGCTGAACAGGGTGCCAGCGACACCAACCCCACTCTTTCTGATATTGAAAAAACACATGTTCTTTTCATGAACGCACATTTCAAACCATTTGCTGCATTCGGTTCTGAATATAATAAAGTACCAGTTAGTAATGCCACACTAGGTACGAAAGTACAATTCTCCATTCCACAATTCGGAGATTTCTTCAGTGATATGGCTATTCATATTAAATTCACCGCCCCAACTACATCTATTACCGGAGCTGATGTTGCATCTACTGGTTCTGATGTTGCACTATACCGATGGTGTGAATGGCCGGGAGAGCGTGTTCTTCAACGAGTATCTATTGATGTCAATGGAAATCCTCTTGATGAATACTACCCGGATACCTACAATTTCCACCGTCAATTCCATGTGTCTGAAGATAAATTGGTTGGATGGCATCGAAACATGGGACAAGAATTGCCAAAACAAGGATACTTTGCTTACGGACAAACATCACCAGCTCTAGCCGGTGATGCTGGAGATGTTGTCCCACATCCAGCTCGTGCTTGTCTTTCAGTTAAGGATGGACATCAAACATACAAGGCAGTCCATTCTGATTTAGAACTTTTCGTTCCAATTCTTTTCTGGTTTAATACCGATCCTCGACTTGCTATTCCTTCAGTTGCTATCCCATATGGTCAGCGTTTCTTAAACATTGATCTTGCTTCCAAGGAACAACTTCTCCGTGTTATTAAGAATCCAGGATCTCTAACGGCTGCTCTTACCAACCCAACGGTAACGACACCAATTGTTGCTAACTGCGATCTTTACATCAACAATATCTTCGTCAATCCAGATATTCATGATATCTTCATTGCTCGTATTGGATTCACACTTGTCCGCGTTCATCGACGACAAGTCACCAACGTTAACAAGGCTACCGACTCTATCCTTCTTCAACAGCTTAAATGGCCAATTGAAACTCTTTACATTGGAATTCGACCAACTGCCAATCAAGTTGTTAATGCCATCACCACATCACATGAATCACAAGATTCAGTTGTGGATGCACAAATGGAAGATTGGCATAGATATGCACAAATCACGAACTCCGATGAGCTTGCTGCTAACTACACTGGGGTATCTGATGATTTCCACCTTAAGAGTGAAGCTAACCACGTTACGAATCTTACGGTTACTGCTCATGGTGTAGATCTTTACAGCACCATCCCTGCTCAATTCTTCAATTCATACATTCCATATCAATTTGGAGGATGGAACGTACGCACACCAACCGATCCAGGTGTGTTTATGATTACGTTCGCTCTTTACCCAGGAACGTACCAACCATCGGGACATATCAATGTCTCACGAGCACGTGAATTCTACCTTGCTTACAGTTCATCTTATGTTAAGAGCACAACAACTGCTGATTTGGTTGTAGTTGCTGTAGCAATTAATTTCCTACTTATTTCAGATGGTAGCGCAGTTCTGCGATACACTACCTAAGTATTTAAGACGGAGTGTTAGATACTTATTAGATACATATTATATATAAAAACATAAAAAAATAAACCATAAACAATAAAAAACATATAATTTGTTTTTTTTTGCAGAATAAAAATTGAATTGAATATTAAACATAAGATATATATATAACTATAAGAGCACAAAAAATGATTCCAGAAACTATCAAAGTATTGTTAGAAGAGTGTGAAATCAAATTTATAGATAATCAAGAATATAAAACTAATAAAATACATTACAATTTTATGTGTAAGAATTATCATATTTTTAAAACTACTATTAATAACATTAAAAGAACAAAAAAATGTAATGATTGTAAAGATAAGAAGCGAGAAGTAATTAGCTTAGATAAGTTAAAACATTTTACAGAAAGATATAATGGAAAAATAATAAGTGATAAATATAAATGTAAAAAGGAAAATTTAACTTGGAAATGTAGTAATATATTCCATAAAGAATTTGAAGCATCTACTCATAATATATATAACATCAAATCCTGGTGTCCAGCGCCGGGATGTGCTAATAAAAAAAATGAACATATATGTAGAACAATTATTGAACACCTATTTACATTTTATAAAAATGATAGCGAAGATGGGCGACATATTTTACCGGTCATTGACCAAGAAAAAGAATTTTATTCTATTGGTGATTTAATAAATATAACTAATTATAATAAAGAAAAATATTATTTTATGCCAAAGAGACCTGAATTTTTAAAATTAAGTGATGAAAATATATACGAAAGACTTGAAATTGATTGTTATAACGAGGAATTGAAATTGGGAATAGAATATAATGGAATCCAACATTACGAGTATGATAGCTACTTACATAAAGGAGATATAAAAAATTTACATAAACAACAATTAAAAGACAAAATTAAAGAAAATTTATGCGAGGAAAATAATATTAAATTAATAATGATACCATATTGGGAAGTAAAAAAATCATTAAACTATACAAAGAATTATATATATAATATATTAAAAAATTTGGGATATGAATTTAATATTACATATAATAATTTTATGATTGATGAATATAATTATCTAAGAAATAAAATTTATAATAATTATGGCGGAACTAATCTTTATAAATTAATAAATATAATTGAAAAAGATTTATCACAGAATTTAAATTATCAATATTCTAAACATGTTCTAAATATAGAAAATAATGTAGTTGATAGATTTAATATTATTTGCAATAAGGGACATAATTATGATACTAATTATAATAACGTAATATGTAGTCATAGTTATGAAACAAATAGAAAACGTAATTGCTTACAATGTGCTCCAAATTCTTCAATTAATAATGAAATTATTAATGAGCGACTAAGTCCAGAATTCGAAATTATAAATTTATATACAGGAAAAAGTGGTGAATTACAATCATTTAAATGTTTAACGTGTAATTTTGTATTCAACCGTTCCTGGGAAAATATGAATCAACTACATAGGCGAACTTGTGATAAGTGTCTAAACCCGTCAAAGTATATGGTAATTTATCAATATAGCATAAGTCTAAAAAAAATAATAAACGAATATTCAAGTTTGGATGAAATTAGAATTAGTACCCAATTTTCTAAACCGAATGATATACATTCTATTAAAAATAATTGTCTAAAAAAAACTAAATCATTCAGTGGATTTATTTGGTCATTTAATAATAAAGTAGTAGAAACAAAAAAAAATAATTATCGAAAAATAAAAAATGATGAAGATGATTTAAGAAAACAAAATGTAATTTGGAGATTTAACCAATATTCGAATGAGTTTGAAAAAGAATATTTAAATGCCAGATGTATTGTTGATGATTTGGGTTTAATTACGTCATCAATTCTTAGAGCGACTCAGAGAGTAAATAAATGTTATGCTGGTTATAAATGGAAACTAAAAAAAGATTTAACTGAAACTGAATTAAACAGTAAAAAATTAACAAATGAAATTAAAATAAATATTAATATAGAAATTCCAATTAGTTCATATTTAGATAAAGAATGTACACAATTGGTTAATAGTTATAGTGATATTGATGATGTAATAGAATATATAAATACAATTAATCCAAATCTAAAATACAAATCTATAAGAGATAGTATTAGTAGAGCAATTAAAAACAATATAAGTTATAAGAATTATTACTGGAAAAAAATATAATATGACAAAAGAAAATAAAACTGTTTATGAAATGGTTGTAGAATTTTATATGTATTTTATAAAATTGAACCAAGAAATTAAATAACTATTTTCCAGATATTCCATCTAAATATTCTTTTGATTCTTTTAGTTTGAACTTAGTATATATATATTCCATTCTTTTATATTTATATTTAAGATATTTAATATAAATATAGAAGAAAAGTATTGTTTATGTTCGTTAAGTTCTTTTATTTTTTCTTTACATTCTTCTAATAAATATATTTTATCAAATTTATATACTGGCATCATTCTAAAAAAACAGTTATTCAATCTACCAATTACATAAAAATTATTCTTAATTATTTTTATATTATCTTTTAATTTATTAATTTTCTTTTCATAAAGAAAATTGTCAAACTGTTTATGATTATTTACTATAATATTTTTTTCTGGTTTATCACAAATATTTAATTTCTTTATAATAAAATCTTGATTTAAATATATTTGGTTGATAATATTTAAGAAGAGTAATAATTTAAATATCATCTTATTTTATATATAATAATATTTTTCAAGTTAAAATATAAATAATTAATACAATGTGATTAAATTTGAATTAAATTTGAATTCATATTATATTATATTATATAATATGAAAAGTACTATAATTAAACCATTATTAAAATGGGTAGGTGGTAAAACTCAAATTATTGATACAATAATATCTAAATTTCCATTAGATATGGAAAATTATCACGAAATATTTTTAGGTGGTGGTAGTGTGTTATTTGCACTTTTAAGCTATAAAAAAGATAATAAAATAAACATAAATAATAATATATATGCTTATGATTTAAATGAAGGCTTAATTAATTTATATAACAATATTCAAAATAATCCTGAGGAATTATTTAAACAAATACAAAATATCAAAACTGAATATGATAATATAGTTGGTAGTGTAGTTAATAGAAAACCAGATAATATAGATGAAGCTAATACTTCTAAAGAATCATATTATTATTGGGTAAGAAAAAATTATAATAATTTAAATAAAAACACAATTGAAGCTGCTGCTATATTTATATTTTTAAATAAAACTTGTTTTCGTGGTATGTTTAGAGAAGGACCAAACGGTTTTAATGTACCATTTGGGAATTATAAAAATCCGACAATTGTAGATAAAGAACATTTATTATCAATTCATAATTTAATAAAAAATGTTAAATTTATCTATTTAGATTTTGAAGAATCATTTAAAAATATATTACAAGATGATTTTGTATATTTAGATCCACCATACGCACCCGAAAATAATAAATCTTTTGTTAATTATACAAAAACTGGATTTAATTTGAATAAACATAAAAAATTATTTAATTTAACTACAAAATTAAATAATTTCTTGATGAGTAATTCAAATGTCGATTTAATTTATACATATTTTCCAAAAAATAAATATAAGATAGAATTAATAGAATGTAAAAGACGCATTAATTCTAAAAATCCACAATCAACAACTAAAGAAGTATTAATTACTATAATTTAGAAAATCTTATAAATTTAATATTCATTTTTTTCCACATATTAATCATAATTATTTTTTCGGGTGATAAGTTATAACCAAATATATTATGATTACTGTTTAATAATTCGTATTCCTGAAATGCAATACATATAATTCTTAATGGTTTTTTATATAGTCGTGGGTTCGAACTGATATCACTATATTTAAATGGCACACCCAAAACCTTTTCCCCAGCAGTCCCAAGTGTTGTCCAATTTCTACATTTAATTTCATAAATAAAATTCTTGTCTTCCCAATCTGGTATAAAATTATGTATTTTTTTTGGTTTCCATATTTTAATACCACGTTTATTCATAAATTGTTTAAACAAATTTTCAGATAATTTTGTCGTCCATTGATTATTGTTTTTCATATTTATTATATTATTACCAAATTTTTTTTCTAATGTATTAGACAACTTTAATTGTATAGCTGTTTTATGTTTGACAATCATACTATTATTAAAAATAGGATTTTTTGTCCATTCTATCTTTAATAAATAAATTCTTTGATAATTTCTCCATATTTTTTGAATTTTACAAATATATTTATTTAATAATGTATTATTTATAAATTCAATATATTTCATATTTAATTTATAAATAATTCAT